GAAGCAAACTTTATCAAAGAAAACTTTAGTTCACAATATGATGTAAGAGAAATTGCACTATTACCAGATACAAGTGCAGATGATGAAATGAATAAATTAGAACCTGGTGAAATTGACTTTGAGTCAGTTGACCAAATTGTAACAGATCAGATAACAAAGTTAGATACAGAAACATACAAACCAAACTTGTTGTTGGATATCTATAGAGGATTGTAATGTTTAAAATTAGAACACTAACAGTTAAAAACTTTATGAGTGTGGGTAATCAAACCCAAGCAGTTGATTTTGACAAAAATCTGCTTACACTTGTGCTAGGTGAAAACTTGGATCTAGGAGGCGATGACGCTGGTTCTAGAAATGGTACAGGTAAAACAACTATCATTAATGCGTTAAGTTATGCATTGTATGGTGAAGCACTTACAAAGATACGTAGAGAAAATTTAATCAACAAAACTAACGGCAAAGGCATGTTAGTAACAGTTGAATTTGAAACACAAGGACAGAACTATAGAATTGAAAGAGGACGTAAACCAAACGTACTTAAATTTTATAAAGAAAATGTTGATGTTACCGCAGACGATATCGATGAATCGCAAGGTGACAGTAGAAAAACACAAGAAGATATTAACAAGTTACTGAACATGAGTCATACTATGTTCAAGCATTTGGTGGCGCTTAACACATATACAGAGCCTTTCCTTTCACTCAAAGCCAATGATCAACGTGAGATTATTGAGCAGTTGTTAGGCATCACCATCTTATCTGAAAAAGCAGAACGTTTAAAAGATGAACAAAAAAGAATACGCGATGCTATCGCTGAAGAAGATGCTACTATAAAAGGTATTGAAACAGCAAATAAAAAAGTACAAGAATCTATTGACAATTTAGAAATTAAATCTAAAGCATGGGACGCAAACCAAGCGGAAGAAATTGCAAGGACAACAAAAGCAATTAGTCAATTGATTACTGTAGACATTGATGCTGAAATACAAGCACACAAAGACAAAAAAGAATGGTTAGTACAAGACACTGAACAATCAAATCTAAACAAAGAGAAAGCAAGTTTAGAAAGTAGTTTGTTACGTGCAGAAAGAACACATTCTAAATATGAAAAAGAATTAGAAGATATTGGTAGTAAGAAATGTTTTACATGTGGACAAGAATTACATGACGAAGCACATGAAAAAATTCTAGCAGAAAAACAAAATGATGTAACTGAAAGTCAAACTTATATTGATGGTATAGTTTTACAATTAAAAGATGTAAATGAAAAATTAGATGCAATTGGTAACATCAATGATTGTCCTAAAACATTTTATGACAGCAGTGAAGAAGCATACAATCATAAAAACAATCTAGCAAGTCTTGAAGAACGTAAAACAGAAAAAGAATCAGAAGTAAATCCATACACAGAACAAATGGATGAACTAAGAGATCAAGCACTACAAGAAGTAAATTGGGATAATATAAATGCTCTTACAGAAATGAAAGAACACATGGACTTCTTGTATAAACTACTTACAAGTAAAGATTCATTTATACGTAAACGTATTATTGATCAGAACCTTGCGTTCTTAAACAAACGTTTACAATACTACTTAGATAAAACTGGTTTACCACATCAAGTAGTATTTCAGAACGATTTAACAGTCGAAATTACAGAACTAGGACGCGACTTAGACTTTGATAACCTCAGTAGAGGTGAACGAAATAGACTCATATTATCTATGAGTTGGGCATTTAGAGATGTTTGGGAAAGTCTATATCAAAGCATAAACTTGTTGTTTATTGACGAACTTGTTGATAATGGACTAGATGCCGCAGGTGTAGAAAGTGCGTTAAGTGTACTCAAAAAAATGTCAAGAGAGCGTTCTAAAAACATATATCTCATTTCGCACAAAGATGAACTATCTTCACGTGTGAATAACATATTGAAGGTAATTAAGGATAACGGGTTCACTTCGTACAGCAATGATACGGAGGTTGTGAATGCCTAAGACTACCCATGAGTTGCTTGTCCAAGCAATGATGGATTATTATAACGCACAGGAACGTTTTGAAGCCAAAGGCTTCGACGAAACAGGCCGTAAGGCAAGATCAATCCTAAGTGATATTAGGAAACTAGCGACTGAAAGACGCAACGAAATACAGGCTAAACGCAAGGCACTTAAAGAAAGCAAGAAGGCAAACAAACAACAAAGCCAGAATCAAGATCCAGAATTATAGGCGCAGGTAAGTATCTGCATGGAGTGGACTTATAAGGGCAAAAAAGTAGAAAATCTTCCAGAAGACTGCGAAGGTTTTGTATACCTTATAACCAACACTACTAATAATCGCAAGTACGTAGGCAAAAAACTAGCAAAATTTAAAAAAACACGCCCACCACTTAAAGGCAAGAAAAACAAACGTAGAAGTAAAGTAGAAAGTGATTGGAGAGACTATTGGGGATCTTCAGATCATTTAAATGCTGACGTACAAGAAATAGGCCCAAAAAACTTCACAAGAGAAATATTATATTTTTGCAATAGCAGAGGCTTAATGAGTTACCTTGAGGCACGAGAACAATTTGAACGCCGTGTATTAGAAACGGATGAGTATTACAACGGAATTATTAATGTTAGAGTTGGCGGTTCAAAAATTCTTAAAGAAGCACTTGGTAACATAGGCAAAACAAACAGCACACAAGGTTAGCAGGCCAGTTTAATATACTGCTGAGTAAAAGGTGATGTGATAGTCACACTCGTACACGTTGATCGACCACCACTGTGAGGTAAGCCATCAAACAAATAGGGCTCACTGGTTAACGGAGATTGAATGCTGTCAATCGAAAACACTGTGTTTGAAAAAACTCCACGCAACGGAACGAGGCGGGAGGTAGCGTAGAAGACCGCGAAGCGGTTTGCGGTAGCAAAGCGATTTGTAAGCAGAATTTTACGTGATGTCGACGTAGGTAGGGGAAAGGTCAGAGCCCCACAAACAGGTGTATAAACAAACAACCTACTTCCAAGTCTTGGCTGTGACGAACTCACATGATGTTCAAGATTAGATGGAACCATTTAGTAGGTTCCGTCTGACTGAAACAATCTACATGATGCTAACAATTACTTCGTAATTAATTGTTCTATATAAGAAGTGGTGTTTGAGCGATAGCGATAAACACAAGTGAACGTAGTTCACTTCTTAATCACAAACCAATGTGAAACATCATCACAAGGATCGTCGATATAATGATGTTCAAACCATTTGATGTCTTGTAAATCGTTGTTATGTCTAATGAAGATCTGGATCTCTACCAAATCCAGGTTTTACTGTACTAACCTGAATCTCCTGTATCTCATATTGTTTGTGTGGGTTATTAACTTTCCAACACTCAATGGTCATTGTAGCCTCTTCCATGGAATTGGCCACTGCAATTTCCTTGCTGTCTTCCAGTATTCTAAATTTTTGTATCATAGTTTAAATATTTAGATCAGTAGTTAGTGTGATTAAACTGTGCTATTTGGTTTTTGACGGCTAGATTGGCGATTACATAAATACATTTAGGAGAAGTTGGTATGAAAATAACAGAAATCGCAGTGTTAAATGAATCTAGTGTGCAAGAAGCACCACAGGGCATGTTAAAACGTGCAGGCCTTGGAATTATGAAAAAATTTGGAAGCGCCGGTGCCGCCGGCAAGTTAGAAACAGGCAAAATTGCTAATCAACTGAAAAAAGCATATCAACAGCATTTGGGTAAAACTGGTAGACCAAGTTCTGCACAAGAACTAATGGCTTTCTTAAAGAGCATGGGTTATCCTACACAGGGAGTTGAGAAACTAGCAAAACAATTAACTGCGCCAAACCAAGCACCGAAAGGACCACTAGCAAACAAAAATGACGGTCCTGAACAACCTACACCAGGAGGTGCTAGTGCAAAACCTAAAGCAAATAATCCTAATTTAAAATTAGTGGCCGGTGTACACGAAAATGTGATTACAGAATTAAAAGGCCCACAACTTGATAAACTGCTGACAAGAGCGGCACAAGATGCGGCTTACATGAAGGCAGGTGGTGACGTGACTAAAGACACAACTGCTAATTCAAAACAAGGAGGAAACTTTGGTGCATTCGCAAGTGGA